GGCCATTACTGGATAGGTGCTTGGGCCGATGTAGCCAGCAATTTCAACAGCAGCACCACTGTTGTTATTAAAGATGGTTACCAAACCGTTGTCGTTGTCAACGTAGAACTCTCCGTACTTCGATCCCACATCATCATATATTCTAAGTCCCCCAGTGTTACTCCCAGTATTCTGACGTGTGGCAACTGTCAGGATACCATTGTGGTACAACTCAACTCCTCCGTCTGGGTCACAACTAATTAAATTCACCACACCACTGGCACCGTTGGTAGCTGTTAACTCCATTTTAGAACCGGGTGTTGTGGTTCCGAAGTAAAAATCACCAGAAGTGTTTTGAACGGCTAAATACCCACTCAAACTTCCGTCAGCACTGTACAAGTCTATACCACCTTGGTTTGTTCCAAGTTGTCTAATATTATTGTAGTACAGCTCAGCTGCACCGTTCTGAGTGAACTTAGCCATGGTCTCTGTGCCAGCACCATTCTCTATAACCAAGGCTGTGCCGTCAGAGGAAATCTTACCGTCGGGGCCAGCACCGAAAGTGATGTCTTCGTTGTCTCCGAGAGTAAGTCCGTCGGCAACCAGGATGCCGGTTAGTGTAGCACCTGTATTGGTTGTCTCAAGCTTCTTGTTGGCATTATAATATAACTCAACACCACCGTCTTCAATACAGTTTAAAGCAGCCTCAGCACTAACTACTATTTTCAAGTCACCGTTTAGAATTTGTATACTTGCCAGAGATGCTCCAGCATCGTCGGCAAAATTTAGAAGGGGATCATCTCCGTCTGTGTCTCTGATAATGATTCCAGAAGCCGTTGTTGCTAATGCTATTGCATCACGGTAGTACAGACTGACAGCCCCATTCTGTGTGAACTTAGCCAGGGTCTCGTCGTTGGCACCATTTGTAATAACAAGACTTGTTCCATCGGAGTACATTCGAGCATCCGGACCGGCACCAAATATAAAAGGATAATTGTCATCCCTTATATAGATGTCTGTCTCCAGTATGTTTTTAGTTATCCTGGCCTGTACCTTGTCACCCGTACTGAATGAAAGGGCAACTGGGGTCTGATCTCTAATCCCCTCGGATGCTCGTTCAATTACCTGGAACGTATTTGAGTCGGCCACGTGCTCGACAACCTTTATAATCTCAATGTTGCCAGACGTGTCCACCAGTGTGGCATAGAAGTAATCACCACTGCCATTGACAACCTCAGGGAAGTAATCCCCGGCTGATGCCTGTAGTGTAAATGTTGTAGCAGAGTCGGTTAAGTTTGCACTTAACAGCCCCTCTGCATTATTCGTATATTTTATTGCCATGTTGATCCTCCACTAATTGAATTGCTACCCCCAACAACAATAAAGTTTTGTGGGATAACTCTGCCAGGATATTTACCAGTTCCTGTAAGGGTTGTCTTACGTGCTTCACGTACACCACGACTAAACATACGGCTGAACCGAACTGAAAGCTTTGGGTGGAACCAGGAGGCAGAAGGAATTGCAAGAAGGTGTGCAAGAGCCCCAGCTTGAATAACGTCATGCCACTTCTCAAATATAAATTCATCCACTTCCAGCTGTCCTCGTCTGTACGTAACGATAGTAGTGACATTGAGATCTTCATCAATATCTGCCTTTGGTGTGGGCCACAAACGTATTGTATTTAGATCGTCAGTTAACCAATACCTTGTAGGCTTAGTGCCAGTTGCTGCTCTCCAGTTAGACTGAGATCCATCCATCTCCCTCTCTGTTGTACGTGTGAGAGGTATCTTGGAATCCCCAAACCTAACTTCATCTACAGCAATAGCACGGTATCTATTCTGGGGGTACTTCAAGGTGTATGTATGCACACCCTCTTCCAATGAAAGGGGGGAGGGTGTCTGCTTTAATATCTGAGACTTGTTGCACAGGTCTATGGCTGCATTCATTAAATGTATCCTCACCATTATACCCGGTGCACCACTGCAGTATTGCAATGTCTCAGGCAAAAACTCATTTAGCAAAATGTATCCTGCTGATGCTGTTGCCATAGTTTATTATTCCTTTGGTTCTGGTCCGGCTGCTTGTGAGGAAGCCATCTCAATTTGTAGTAGGCTCATAAAAGTTTGGAAGTATGCCATAGCCTTTTGAAACTCAACACTCTCGTCGTCGGCCGAGTAAGCTTTATATAGCATATACTGTACAAGTGGCTCGAAGAATAGATCGTTGATACCCGGGTCGTCACCTGTGACAGTGATGGCCGTGGGAAGCTGGGACACCTGCATCTCAACGTACACTGCCGTGACGGCATGTACAGGAGGTGTCACATAGTATATTCTTGGGTTCTCTTTGTCATATGAAAAGTTGTCAATCTCTGTGTCACCGGTTGCTGCAGGCCACAAGAGGTTAGAGTAATCGATGTGCCTACGTTTAACCGGAGTTACAATCTTCCCGGCCGTTAGCCCATCGGCACCCATGTTTCTTGTTATGTCAAGCATCCTCAGTGCTGTAGCCGGTAATGACTGCAGGACACCAGCAACTAATTGTACGTTAGCCGTCTCTGCCCCAGCATCTGGACGAACCAGGATCAAGGCTCGAATAGAAGCATTCAAGTACTTGATCCAGGTGTCTTCATCAACTCGGTCATAGCCGACATCACCATACAGCTCAGCAGCATCCAGTATATAATCGTTTGCTGTAAATGCCAATGGATTAATCTCCTATATTATTTATTTGCTTTTTCGTCGTCGTACTCTTTACGGAGAACGTCGATGTGTTTGATGTCATGCACGGTGTGCTGAAATCGGGGAACTGCTTTAGGAATGTACCGGATCTTTCCATCACGGCTCACGTCCATCTTCATCTTAGTCATTATGGCATTTTGAAGAACACCATCAATGAACTCTTTAGGAATCCAAACCCTCTTCTCCCGTGGGATAATGAGAGCTATACCGTTGAGTGCCAGCTGCACGTAGGGCAGATCGTTCTCGTCGGAGTTATAAAAAGTAATCTCTGTCATGACACCACTCAGAGATTTATGCAGCTTGCCGTTTGACCTCTCAGGCTTGTGATCAATAACCTCACCGTCATCTTTAATAGCAGTGACTTCGGTGGATTTACCAGAGGTGGCATCAATCAACTTCAAGATGTTGTTTAACTTTTTACGGTTAAGTGACCCACTGTCCGATAGATAGTCTTCCTTATCAAGTTCATACTTTTCTATGAGCTCATAAAGCTCTTCGTTTTTCTTATTCATGTAATTCATAATTTATTCCTTCCAATAAATTAGTTAATAAGAATGGCCCCAGCCAGGGGGTAGCCGAGACCGGGGCATTCCTTATTTTAATTAACAGCTACTGCTTAGGTTAAGTCAGAAACTGCCACTTCTAAACGGACCATCCAGAAGTCGTTCAGGATGATTGTTGCAGAGTAACCCTTCCAACCGACATGTCCTCTCTGAGCCAACGGATCGGAATCCGAAGCCTTAGGATTAACTACCATGGGGGTCAGAGCATTTGCTCCCTTGAAAGCCACGATACCATAGGCATCACGGGCAAGGTACAGCATGGGGTAAACGTCGGCATCTCCACCTGTCTCAAGGACATTGGTTCCACCGGAGTTACCACCACCCAAGAAGGGCTCAATTATTGTGGAGGTCAAATAACGGACATCCTCAATCTTTCCAAGTTCACCATCCCACGGGCTCATTGTTCCATACTTCTCGGCCGGTACGAAAGCAGAGATGGCACGGAGGTCAGGCTCCAGGTCGGGGTGGACAATACAGATGAAAGACGGAGCAATTGTTTCTGTACCAAAAGCAGGTGTGCTCTTGACGGCAGATGTGATCGGTTTACCAAGCTGACGTTTCAGAAAACGTGTAACTTTCCGTTGATCATTCAAAGCAAACACCACGTCTACGGCAGCACGACTGACGTCACTGTTCGAATAGAAGACGTTGGTACCGGCCTTCAAGACGTTGTAACGAGTTTTCTCGATCAGCACTGCAGCCTGCTCACCTAAGATATCGACGGCTTCTCTCATGATAGGATCTTCATGGGTGTCCATGATAACGTCGGTAATGACAACACGATCACCATACTGTACGAGTGTGGCTTCGTAGTCTGAACTCTCCAACAGTGTAGCATCAGGTGTGATACCTTCTGTCAGGGTCTTGTTGGCAGGGTTAAAGTTGGTGCCCTTGAAGTATTCGTGAGGATTGAAATCACTTCCAAAGGTGGATGTGAATGTGCTGTCCAGGTAGTAACGACGGAACTGAATTGTCTTGGTCGATTTGCTGGGCAACGGTTTGGCCTGTCCAAACTTCTCAAGGATCAGCCAAGGCATGCCACGTTTCAGTAAATCACGAACCACGAAAGCTGCCGTACGGGGGGATATATCACCATAGGTTGTTGTACTCATAATTAAATTTTCTCCTGTTCATTATTAACAGGGGTTACAGTCCAGCATCTTTTGCTCCTTGATCATAGTCCTGCTTATCAACAATCTTACCATCTGGGGTATACGATTGTGACTGGACTTCTCTCATAGCATCAAGCTTAGCTTGGGCTGCTGTCTTTGTATCTCCTGCTGGTTTCAGACTGGATTTCCAGCCTGTGTCATTCTTAAAATCAGTGACCATTTTAATTACCTGTTCAGCTTTACCTGTTCGGTAAATGGTCTCCAGAATAGAACGAGCAGATTCCGGCTGACTATTAATCCAAGATAACAATACACCACTGTTCACCATCTCTGGTAAATCTGAGTGTTCCTTTCGGATGGCAGCAAGGTGTTCTTCACGAACTTTCTTCTGCTCAGCTTCCAGTGTGGCAGCATCGTCGTCGTTGCTGGCAGTGGATGTTGAGGTGTCAAGAGTGTCAGCTTTTGCCGGGGTTTGGGTAACACCGTCGATACGTTTCTGCAAAATATCGAAGGCAGTACTCAACTCTGGGAAGTCTGATCGTAGTCGTTCGAGCACTTCGTTGTCAGAATCGGTTGAAGCTTTTGTATCTTTGTCACCAACAGTCTTAGCTTGTGACTCCAATTCTACAATCTTAGCTTCAAGATCCTTAACCTTGTTGTTGGCTGCAGTGATCCTGCCATTCCAACTTGAGGTCTTCTGACGTTCCTTTGTTAACTCGGCCTCTAAATCTCCGGCCTTACTTTTCCATGCTTCGATTGTATCAGGAGGATCTTCGATCACTGGAGTAGCAGGGGTAATTTCCTGGCCGTCAGTATCGACTCCATCGGAATCATCTGCAGCAGGTGTGTCAGGAACAAGAGGTGTCTCCGGATCTTTTATGGGTTCCCCACCCTCATCCGGTTTGTCTGCATGTTTCTTATCCATCTCTGCAATGATTTCCTCGTCGGTCTTGTCCTCGTCTGCACTTAACACGTCATCAACTGCTTCTGAGAACTCTTCCTTTTCCTTCTGATAGTCATCTAATTCTGGTATATCGTTTGGCATAATATGCCTCCTATGGGGTCCCTTAGGATATCCCTTTGTTCAAAATCATTTACGTTTGGGTGACGGTATGGACCGGCCCACTCCCCCTAATTGAAAGCCCCTGTGTGCTGTTGGACAGCTACGGGCTTTCTGGTCAGGCCCTTGAGAAAGTGTTGCAGCTCAAGGACCCTTCCCTGTAGTCTTTTAATCTCTGCTATATCCTCGGCACCGACAAGGGTCGTCATATGTAAGCTTATCCTCAGCTCAAGATACTCAGTGAGGTTACTATATGATTGACTATCGGTGTTTCGTTTCATGGCTTCGATTAATGCTTGTTCGTTTGTCTTAACCACCTATTTGTTTCTCCCTCATTTGTGTTGAACCTTCAGCCGGGGGTGCCCCCGGTAATTGAATGTTGAACATCTGGGCTGTTCTCTCTACAGCATTAGGCACGTGACCGGACGACTCAGCTTTCATTGCCTCGAGCAAGATTGCCCTGTCATCATTTTGTTTAGCCTGCTCACCGGCCTGGGCCTGCTTGTTGGCCACCTCGGCCTCCGATCTGACAAAACCTAATCGATCGAGGTCGAAGATCTCTGCCAGTTCTCTCAGCAGTATGTCACGTTTAATGTATTGCATATCGTTGTCATTGTTAGTGATCTGGAGGAACTGATTGATCTGCTCCATCTTGACTTCCTTGGCAATGAGGGATTTAGTTCCCCGGGCAACGATATTAAAATCACCCTTAATATTTTCCTTGCCGTTAAACTCCATGTTCCAGAAGTACATCGACTTGATAAAGGGTTTGGTCACACCGTCGTCAAAGAACTGAACCTGGTCTTTCAACGTTATGTTTGATGCACCAATAAGCATTGACATACCAGTAGCTGTCTGGTTAGCACCCTGACCATTCTGGCCAGCACCACCATGTAAGCTACGGGGTATGGTAGTGGACTCGTCAGCTGTCTCTTGGAAAAACTCCACCAGACCAAGGAACTCATTGGTGTAGCTGGGAAGTTTTGTTACGTTAATTGCTTTCTGCCCGGCATCAATACCTGTACCCGTACGTTGGAAAACACGGAATGGATACAGTTCCAAGGGATCTTCTCCGTCGGCCAGCAGGTCTATATTGGCTTCAATGATTGGGCCAGCACTAATGGCAGCATTGTCGAGCATTGCTCTTATCGATGCATTGTACAGCATCTGGGGATCTCTCATTATCCTGGGTATGCCATCACCAAAAATGCTGGTCTCGTCTTTGTCATAGTAATAAAAATAATAGGGTAGGTCGGCACCTTCAATCGGACTGAGCACTGCTTTGATTATAACACCCTCAACCTGCCAGGTGTTACAAGCAACTTCCGGACCCATCATCTCCCATACCTTCTCAGGTATATCCGGTGCCAGCTCTTTGGCCAGCTCCACGTCAAGAAAACCCCACCGTTCGTGCACCTCATACTGCTCACGTTTGGGTGGATTGGTATCTCCCTCAGCATCTGTGTTGGTGGACATGTCTCGGAGTAGCTCTTCGTAGTCCTTATAATTTGCATTGCCGTCTGGGTAGGCAGCAATGAATGCCTCAATGGCTTTGGTGTTGAAGTCGGAACGTTTGGCCAGCATAGCAAATTTGTTCTTACTAAACATATGCTTCTGCCAAACAAACCTGGCATCCTTTAATTCCTTAACACTCATGTCAGGATAGATGTCCCATATGGGCACCCACTGTGCAATGGGGACAACACGTTTTATAACGAGTTGCTTCCACTCTCCCGTCTGAGTTTTAAACCATCGTTTGGATGATACCTCTTTTACCATCGGTCCCTTGAGAACACCTGTCCCATAGATGTGAGCAGAGTGTATAACATTACGTACTACAGCACGATACTCAAACTCAGCTAATTGGTCAGCTATCTCTGTCTCCATAGCTTTAGCAGAGGCAGTAGCCTGCTTGATTACTATCTCGTCAATCTCAGCAGGGGTAGGTTCCCTTTTGGTAGCTTCCAATAACTGGATACGAATCTGCTCCAGTATAGGACCGTCGAGCTCTGGTACAGGTGTGGGTTGTATCACCCAGTTTTTGTCGTCATTGGCCGGGAACTGAATGTCCATCATCCTGGCATCAAACGTTTTTACCTTTGTACGTGTAAGCCGGATAAAAGCCTTGGACCTATTTGGATGGATCTGCTTAACTATCTCGGGATCATACTGACCACGGTATTGACGAAGATCTCTAATCATCCGTCTTTCCGAGAATATCTTTTCACCCTCTGTCTTCTGCCACTCGTCGTCAAGCATTGAGCCAAGAGTTGTCTGAAATGGACCTAACTGTACGGCACGTGCTGCATCTCTGGCATCCTTTGCAGCCACCTCTTCGGGGCTTTTATCCTTTGGCTCGTCCTTGATCTTATCGAATGTCGAGGACATCTCTTTATGTTCAGTTGTGTCAGTTGGCATATGCTATCCTTGTTATTAATATCCAGCTACACTATCGGCCGGTTTGGTGAATTTTTGTTTACGTGCAACGTTCTTCCGAAATATCTTACCCTGCACAAATTCCATGGCAGCATACTGCAGCCCTTCGTGCACGTGGGAGTAGATGTTCTTTGTGACTTTCTCTTTCCAGGTTGTGCCTTTAACAGTGGTGGATACCTTGTCG